GGTAAACAACGATGCTGGGTTAAACAATGTACTGGCGCTGCCAGTTGCTGCACCTGTAGCGGCTCCTGTAGCTGCTGCGCCTGTGGCGGCTCCTGTAGCGGCTGTACCAGCACCAACACCAACACCAGCACCTGTACCAGCTCCTACTGCTGTACCGCCTAATACTCCTGCGCCTGTAACCGTACCTGCCCCAGCTCCAGCAGCACCAGCGCCTTCTCCAAGAGCACCTAAGCCACCAAGTTCTGCTGCACCAGCGCCACCACCAAACAAACCACCAGCAGCTTCCAATAAAGCAGGGCCACCAATAACAGCAGCAGCACCCAAAGCAATCTGAGGAAGTGCTCTAACAAATCGTTGCCACATTGAACGATCTTCAGATACAACCTGACTTACTTGTCCTGTGATAGGGTCTAAGACATCATATCGTTTATTATTACCTGATAGACCTGATTGATCTTTAGACATAGTGACTAGATTGTCACCTGAAGGGCCAACAAGCCAGTCACGTCCTTGGAAATTAACTGGATTGTATCGTGTCTCGTTACCGCCTTCTAAGCTTTCTGTGTATCTAGCACTTTCAATGGCTCTCTGAGCAGGTGTTAACTGAGCAACCCTAGCTTGTTCAAACAACCAATCAATTTGTTGATCTTTAGCGCTTCTAACAACGGTTCCACTCTCTTCTTGGAAACCCATCTGATCAGTAAATGTAGGTATGTTTGACTTTGCTGCAACGCCTCTTTCAGAAAACCAAGCAGTATCTTCTGGTTTAATAACACCAAGACTAACTAAGTTATCTGTAGATATACCTACATCCTTAAAGAACTTAGCTTTGTCACCTGCCCCTAATTTGTCCCAGTTAGCAGGAAGTATGTTCCTGATTTCCTCTTCTGTAAACATTATTCGTTGTCCTTAGGCGATTCTACCAGTTTTGAAAAAGGCATCGATTTGTTGAATAGACAATACATCAGCACTAATGTTGGCTTCAATACCAATCTGAAACACTCTACCAGAACCGCTTACTTGTTGTCTTAGTTGATTGATGATTGTTCCTGAATTGTACTCAGCTATGTTGTACTCAGATATGTTGTATTCTGCTCTTGGCTGTCTTGATGGTAAAGCTATCTGAGCTGCTGAGTAGTTACCTGAATAGTCTGTACCCCAGTTTAAGAAGATCTCAGTGTTAGAGCCACCAATAACAAGCATGGCAAACTTCTTTAAGATCTTTATGATAGAGGCATTACCAGCATCAATGTGTGATGTGTAATAAGCAAACCTGAATGAACTGCCATTGTCAGAGTACATAGCACCATATTCACCGATATAACCTACACGGCTGATGTATAGTTTCCTGTCTCTGGTGGACAATAACGACTTAGGAGCTATAGTCCAGGTAGTTGCTTTACAGCTACCATCTTGTAGTCGTTGTTTAAGATCAAAGCAATAGGTGTAGATCCTTGACGGTAAACTAAGTAGATAGAATCCGTTACGTTCATCGAACACAGATTTGATGTCATCAGTAGTTGCGTTAGTGATCACATCAACAATCAAGTCATCACGGACATTCCTTGATACATCGAACAATGGTCCTGATTTCTCTTGAATAGTTCTACCTAGACTACGTACACCTGTATCAGACAAGAAGAAGATATCACTACCTACATCTTGTACAGAATCTCTAGCAATACATCCTACACCATCAATAACCTCTACTAACTGAAGGTTTGTTGTAGGATCACTTTCAGCACCAGAATAGATGATAGTGCTTTTCTTACAGAATATGATCAACAAGCCGTTAAAGGCTGCTAAGGCTGTGATACTGTCAGAGCCATTAGTTAAGACAGATTCAATGCTGATAGAACCGTGAGTACCACCATTCCATTTATAACCAATCAATGAATCTGACCAAGTAACTGTCTTCTTATCTGTGGTGGTGTCCGCAACCCATAGACGACCGTAAGCTGCTAACACTTCATTGGCTAATGGTACAGTACCTGAATAGGAAGCATGTGCTGACATCTTCTGCCATACGTTACCAGCATGATCATACAACAATGGATCATGACCACGTTGAAAGAAGTAAGTATGACTATTAAAGTTTACTGCTTTCCAGTTCTGTGCTGTCCAGGTAGCATCAGAGTAAACCTGAGTAAGTGTTGTCGTACCAGTGAAGATCTTCTTATCACCGATAGAACCGATAACTGTAGTACCATCAGACTTAACAATCTCAAAGATCAATGATGGTTCTTCACCGTTAAAACCTAACGTAGTGTTAACGTTATCCCAACCTTTTCTAGCTGCAATACGACCATATTGGTCAATAACAGCATTCTCAGCACGAAGTGCAAACTCTTTAGGTAAAGCTACAGAAGAGTCTTGAGTATTGAGACCAGCAAAGCCTGGGGCAACAATACTTACTGATTGTAGCTCAGCAGCCATTATGACCACTCCCAGGTTGTTTCATCACCGTAACGCTCTGCTTCAATAGAGATATAAGAAGCCACTGCTTTACGGTATAGATCAGCTTGTTGTTCGCTTAAACGTCCACCATCTTCACCACGTTCATTGATAGCACGAAGATAAGCACCTTGGATAACTAACTCTGAAGGGACATAAACAACATCAGTACCAGCGGACAAATCAGCCTGTGGTATAACACAGTCTACCTTTACCGTTAGCACTGACGATGGGATAGGCCATAGATCAAGAGTAATAACACCAGTAGATGATGTGCTGTTACCAATAGAAAAATAAAAAGGATCTCCATTCACTGAACCTTGAAGATTATTCCATTCATGCATTTGATTCTGTGTAGCTTGCTGAAGATCTCTCTTCAGCGATGGTATGTAAACCACTAACAACCTTGCTCTTGGATTAGTAGTAGGTATTTCGTAGTTCTGTGTACCGTTAGCAGTGGTGATTGTCTTTGTTGTACGAAGCACAGACCAGTTCCAAGCATCTTCAACTTCTCTCTTAGCTTCATTAACAAAATCACCAATTAACTTAACATAGGCTGTATCAGTTGGCGTGATAGCCTCTGTCTCTCGTATACGGCGTAGAACACCATTGATGCAGTCTAAGAATGTAGCCATTACCATTTCACCTTATCAGCCCAGTACGCAGCAGACATCTTACCTTTAGCAATGTTCTTAGCGTGGCGAGCCTTGAATGATTTATTTCTAGCAGAACCTTCTGGAGAACCTGAAACACCTTGTTGACCGAACCGAATCGTCTTAACTTGATCACCGTCCTTTGCTACAACAATGTGAGATTTAGTAGGATGTGTTGGGGTTTTTTTAGGGCGATTATATCCAGACACTCCTGCTCTTTCCAGCCTAGAATCCTTTTTCATTTCTTCTTAGCAGTTTTTGCTGCCTCCTTAAATGCTTTTGCTGTAGGAGCACCTTTAGTGCCAGGTTTTCTCATCTTCTCTCCAGAGCCTTCAGCGATTCGCTTACGCTTGGCTTGGATGTTAGCGTATAGTCCTTCTTTCACGATGGATAACCCATCTTCTTCTCTTTAGCCTTCATAGCCTTAGATTCTTTCTTCTCATGCATCTTCTTTGCTTTCTTTGATGCATACTCTTCAGCAGCTTTTTTACCTTTAGCTGTGTAAGGAAACTTCTTATTCGCTACCATCGGCATTTTTATTCCCCTTCTTACGTCTAAACATACATTGAACGGTATCTGTTTCCCATATACGAATAGCAGTCCACATAATCGTTAAGATTGCAGCTATTGCTGGTAGCAGTTCAGCCAAAGTCCCCACAACAGTAAGGATTGATATGGCATCTCCAACTTGTTTGATATGTTCATCAGCTTGGAGAGCCATTACTGTTTTCCTGAGCCTCTACCTGCTCTTTGATCTTTACAATTAACGGCCACACACCTGTCTTTGCTGGTAAATCACCCAATACAGCAAGAATAAATTGTATTTCGTTTTGATCAAGGTTTAAATTCATGCTTAAGCCGCCCAAGGTAGCGGTGGCGTAATCACCGGAGGATTGATCTGGTTGTCTATCTGCGTCTGCACTGCCGCCTCGGTTGCAGCTTTATCCACACCGTTAGCCCAAATCCAGCCAAGCACTTGGTCTTGAGTCAGGTCTGCATACGGGGTAAATGAATCCGTAGGCGCAGGAACAGAACAGGTTGAGTAAACGCTTCCAGTGGTGTCGGCAAAAACGCCAGAACAAGTCCAGTGGACGTTAAAGACTACATCGTTATTACCGCCTTCTTGCGTGTAAACGTCCATTGCAGTGACAGTCCATGTGTAAGTTACTGAGTCGCTCATTTTGTTTCTCCTTTATCTAGATTTACCTGTTTGTTGATTTGTTGGATTCTGTGTGTTGGTATTTTTGTCTCAACAAGTTCGGTTTCGGTTTTGTTCAGACAGACCATAACTAACTGTTTGTCATTGACCGAAAGCAATTCGCCTTTAAACACATGCATGTAATCAAGGCCAAATGGTGAGTTTGTGTAGATTGTTAATGCGTCACCAATTTCTAAATCTTCAAAATCTTCCACTTCGTACTGAAGAATTGTCATTTTGTTTCTCCTTTTCTGTTATTCCATTTATTCCATTCATTTGCTGACTCACGAATATGCCAACGCATTGAATCACAAGCGAATTTGTGATTTGCTTCAGCAAATGCTTCGTAGTCTTTGTAATTCACTATGGTGCGTGAACGCCCCATACCGTGTTTGATAACGCGACCTTTTCTAC